GTCGGCCTTCTCCATGCGCGGCGCGTGCGACCACAGGCAGAACCAGCGCCGGTCCTGCGTCGGCAGCGACAGCGGCACGGGGTCGTTGGTGAACGCCAGCACGAACAGGCGGTTGACCATGTCGTAGGGGTGCAGGCCCTTGCGCTCGATGGTCAGCGTATCGGGCGGCGCCGCGATGATCGGCTTGAGCTTGTTCGACAGCGAGCGGCGCTGGGCTGCTTCGGGCTCTTTCAGCTCGTTAAGGATCAGGATCTCGCTCTCCAAGGCGTAGCCCCAGCGCGAGTTGATGCCGTCCGCGTCCACCAGCCCGCGGTTGCGCAGGTCCGGCCCGCACACGGACCAGATGAACGGGAACCAGAACGTATCCTTGCCGCAGCCTTCGTCGCCGCCATGCAGCACCGCGTGATTGATCTTGATCTCCGGGTGCTGGATCTTGTAGGCCATGACGTCGAAGACGTGCTCGCGCTCAACCAGATCGGGGATCAGCATCTCGGCATGGGCCAGCCACGGTGAAATTTCACTGGCCGCAACGCCGGACAGGTCCGGCCGCGCGTTGATCCAGCGGTTGCCGTAGACCTCGCTGTCCTTGGCAACAAGAACGCTCTCGCCCGCGGCGTAGGTCAGCCCGCGCAGCACCCGCGCGCCCGCCCCTTGGCGGTTCTCGTCGTAGCAGACGGACGCCTCGACCTTGCGCTGCGTGTGGATCGACTTGCAATCGACGTGTCTAAACACCGCGTTGAACGCGCTGCGCGTCATCTCTCGCCGGTCGATCATGTCGAAGTAGGCGTCGTCCTCGACGATGTACGCGAAGCGGCTGAACCACTCGCGTTTAGTCAGGCGGCCCAGCTCCTTGCGGTCAACCTCGGCGATGACCTCGGCAGCCGCATCAGGGAACGCCTCGGTTGGCTGGATCGTCGCGGCCACCATGGCCATGCGCTCGGCCACCAGCTCCTCGCGGAAGCCCGCCTGTACCGTCGGCCCGCCCTGCTCGGCCACCCATGCAAGGAAGGCGTTGCTGTCAAGATGCTCACAGTGAGAGTGATAGCAGCAGAACGCCCGGTTGACGGGCGAGTATCGGCCCTCGATCTGGCCGTCCGTGTGCGCGGCATGGTTCGGGCAGACGACGCCGCACCAGCCCTCGCGGTTAACCTGGGAGAGCACCAGCCCCTGCTCGGAGAGCCACTTGAGCACGCTGTCGCTGCCGGTGTCGCGCAGGCGGATGACCTGCGGCCCGGCGCTGTCGGCGGGCGCTGGCGTGACGTCCAGACCCTCGCAAATCTGCGCCAGCGTGTATTCGCGCTCGGGGTGGAACTCGACCAGCCGCGCGGGGAACAGGTCACGCCCCGGCTTGAGGTTGGGCGAGCCCGGCAGGCGGCAGTTGCGCACTGCGTTAGTGGCGCCGGGGTCCGTGTAGCCTGCGGCCGCAATGGCGGTGATGGCCGCGACGAACTCGCCCTTGGTCGGCTGCTCCTTGAAGGCGTAGCCCCACTGGCAGTTGCCGGGCGACGTCTCGACGATCCACGTCGGCGGCACGGGCGGCACCTTGGACTTGGTGCCGATGTCGTCCAGCATCATGAACAGAACGAATTCGCAGTTGGCCGCCGAGGCCGACGGCTTGCCGTCGAAACGGTCGATGATGAACGAGCCCGTGTTGATGAACCAGCTCTCGCCGTCCTTGCGCGCCCGTGACGGCAGGAAGGCGGGCCATGTGAACTTGGGCGTGCCATCGCGGTGTGTAGCCTGCTGCCCGTCGTACATGACGGGCTTCTGGCGCACGATAAGGGCTGTTTCGCCGTCCGGCGCAAGGCCGGTCAAGTATTCTAGAAGGTCTGACATTGTTTCCTCGTTCTTATGGGTCAGTCGTCGTTTTTGAGCGGCAGTACAGAGTACCTTGTTGGCTCGTGGGTAACAAAATCCCACGATATTGTGCGGCTGCTGGCGGGCCAGGCATTCAAGGCCGCCGCAATCGCCCCGCCTACGTCGCCAATCGCGGCGTACCCACTCGCGGCTTCGATTGCTTCGTCGGGTATCTGGTCACGTTTGATCACTAGTCACCTCAAGGTTCTGAAAGCAATGGCGTTGTGGACCGTTCGCACGCGGGTCCGCACCCTGTTTCCGTCGTTTCCGCTTTTCACGAGCCAGCCCTTGGCCGTTCTGCCGACGATCACGCCGACGTGATTGCGCCAGACGACGATGGCGCCGATCCGCGCCCGCGTCGGGCGGCCAACCTTGGCCCAGTTCCGCGCGCGCCACAGATCCTTGCGGTGCGGCATTCCGAAATAGTGCGCGAGATAGCAACCGCACCAGCGTGACGGACAGCCCCTCGGCTGGCCGGGCTCGCGGGCCTCAACGCTGGCGGTGGAGATTAGCAGCGCGGCCAGAGCCGCAAGTAGCACATTCTTCATGGGTCGCCTCACTTGCCGTACCGTTGCATCACCTTGCCGCTGGCACCCAAAGGAAGCCCTTCAGCCCAAGCGGGAGGGGTGATCATAACAGTCCGCATCGCGGCTGCCAATTCTTCTGATTTTTCTGTATCAACCTCGGCTACAATTTCGTCGTGGACGTGCAAGACGACCTCGACGCCCGCGGCGTCCAGACCGCGCAGCGCCTCGCGCAGGATGTCGTTGGCGGTGGCCTGCACGATGTTCTCGCAGGCGAGCCCGCGCCAGAGCCGCGCCCGTGGCCACTCCTTGGCATCCGCTGCGGGCTTCCACGACGCCTTGGCGTAGGACACACCGTCCTCCTCGAACCGCGCGTAGGGGTAGCACAGCACGCGGCCCGACGGCAGCGCGTACCAAAGGTGATCACCCTGCTTCATGTACTGGACGCGGCCCGCCTTGAACACCTCGCCGGGGTTGCGGATGGCGCGGGTGTACGCCTGCTCCAGATCGGCCCAGAACGGCACGGCCCACGGGTTGGCGCGGCGCCACAGATCGACCGTGCGCCTTGCCTCGCTCTCGGGCATGTGGACGCCGTAGACGCGGCCCATGGCACTGAACGCACCCACGCCGCCGCCGAACCCGCAGGCCAGCACGGCCACCTTGCCAAGCTGCCGCTGCTCGTCAGTGACGGCCGTCTCCTCGACGTTGAACATGCGCGAGGCAACGGCAACGTAGATGTCGCGGCCCTCGCGGAACACGTCCAGCGTCTCCTCGCCGTCCATCGACAGCCACGGCGTGACGCGGGCCTCGATCTGGGCGTAGTCGAACACGGCGAAGACCTTGCCCTCGGCCGGGATCAACGCCGGACGCAGCATCGACTTCAGCACGTCGGTGACGCGCTTGCCGAACTCGGGCACGATCTGGTGCCCGCGCACGAGCGCCTGGCGGGCTAGTTCAGGATCTCGGGCACACTTTCGCGGGAAGTTGTGGACTTGTAGTCCGTAGCTTGATGCGCGGCCCGTAGCGCTTCCCCCAGCAAACACAAACGCACCCCGGACGCGACTGTCGAGATCATCTGAGAGCGATGCAGCTCGCTCAAACTTCGCCACGGACGATGCCCAGAGATCGTCCGCGCACTGCACCACCTCATGGACTTCCGAGGGTACTTCATCAGGGTTCTCCATCGCCAGCAGGTTGGACCGCACGGTCTTGTCGATGCTAGCCTTTTGTTCGCCGTCCTTCCAGACCGTCATCATGGCCCGGGCCTGCGGCCCGACGCGCTCCAGCACCCACTCGCGCATACGAGGGCTGCGCACGCTGGTGAGCCCCGTGATCTCGCGGAAGATCGTCTCGATCTCCTCCTGCTCGGCGGCGGCATACTTGACAGCGGCCTGCGCCAACGGGCGGTCGAGGCGCACGCCGCGGTCGTTGATGCGCTCGTTGACGTGGTAGTCGAGCAGCTCCTCGTCGGTCAACCCGCGCATGGCCTTTGAGAACGCCCGCATGGCGCGCACGTCCTGCTCGCAATACTCGATCATCTCCTGCATCAGCCCAGCGTCCTCGCGGAACGTGCCGTTGGCCTGCGGGATGGACAGCGCACGCACCAGAGCCGCACCGCGGTGATCCTTGCGCATCCCTGCGCCCGCGAAGCGGCCCACGTCCTCCAGGCTGCCCGGTGCGCAGTTGGCACGGGCCTGCGTCGCGGTGCAGTAGAACTGCTCCAGCGCAGGCTCGGGCACGCCGTGGTCGGGACAGATGACGTACCAGAAGATCAGTCGCTCGAAGGCGGCGTTGTGGGCGCGAATCTGTACGCCAGAAAGAATTGCCGCCGAAACTTTCTGTGGAAAGGGCTGGTCGGGCGTCCACGTCTGCACGGCCTCGTCGTCGAAGGCGTAGGACATGCAGAGCACTTGTGTGGAGATGTCTTGCGCGTAGTTGTACACGCCCCGGCTCGGCAGGTCGCAGCGCGAGCGGGTCTCGAAGTCAACCCAGAGTATTGTCATGGATGTGGTCGGGGCGCGGCCCCAGCAGAAACCGCGCCCCTCGCCCGTTAGGCGCTGCGACGGCGGCGGGTGGGGGCATCCACCGGCGCTTCGCTTGCGGGCGTCTCTTCCGTCTGGCCATCAAGCCCCAGCCAGTTCACAACCTCGAACACGGGCGTGAAGATGCGCCCGTAGGACTTGTGGGTGTAGTGGTCCTTCTTCAGCTTCACCGCGGGCACCGGCTTGGCCTGATCGGCCTCGACCTGCGCCGCAATGTCAAGGGCCAGCTTCTGCACGGCACGCTTGCCGCCGACGCTGGTCACGCTGTAGCGCACCTCAAGCCCCTCGTCCTCACCGGACATGCACTTGAGGCTCATGCCGACCTGAAGCTCCCAGCCGCGCTTGGCCTGCGGCGGCGCGGGGTCCACTTCGGGCAGCGGCTCGTTGACCGGCACCATCTTCTCGGCCAGCACCTCGCCATCGCCCCAGGCGATGTAGCCATGCACGAACGAGAACGGGTTGACGGCCCAGGTGCTGCCGTCCTCGACCTCGGTCTGGTCAGCGCCGAACACCCAGTGTCCGGTCTTGTCCATCTTGAGGATCGCAGCGCTGTCGCCGCCGCCGACGCTCGCATCAAGCGAGCGCAGTGCCTGCGACAGGTTCTGGACGGAGGGGAGGTTGGCCTTAGAAAACACGATAGCGTTCATTTCAGTTTCTCCTAGTTTACCAAAAACGTCAGGTTATTCCGACGTTCTATTTAACGCGCACAAACGCGCCAAATTCCTCTTTTGCAGCAGCCATATACGCTGCGTGCGCTTCTTCTTCTGTGCCATATGAACCAAGATACATTATACGGCCTTTTATTCCAATCTGCGCAATGAAACGACCCTTGCGCACAGTCACGCCTTTTAACTTCGACGTGGTATTAGCGCGCTTGCGCGCATTCGCTGTTCTCTGAGCATGTGTGAACAAGCGTAAGTTTGCAATGCGGTTGTCACTACGGTTACCATTGATATGGTTTATGGATTCTTTAGATGGCGTAGGAAACTGCCCGTAAACAAACAGCCATGCTAGATTATGCAGCATATACCGATGATGTTTAATTACGCATACCGAATAACCTTTAGTGGCCGCAGTCCCTACTACACCCCCTACTTTCGTGTTGTTACTTAAAGATGTCCTCCGAGTGAACACGCCAGTATTAGGGTCATAATGCAGCAGTTCTTTCAGTTCTTGTTGGGTCAGCATGTCAGGCGATCTTTCCAAGCGCGTTAGCCAACTGACGACCAATCTGCAACGACGCCGGGCGCGGATCATCCGCGGGTGCCAGCGTGTCACCCGATGAGACGGCGGTGATAAGCCCCTCCGGCATGGCGAGCTTGTGCTTCTTCAACACCTTCTCGACCTGCGCCGGGCTCTTCAGCTCCGTCAATTCCTCAGCACTACAGCCTGCTTCGGCAAGGGTTGTCAATGCCGTCTGTTCGTTCACCCACTGGCGCGTCGCGCGCTTGGGCACCAGCTTCCAGCCGGGCAGCTCAACGCCCGCCTCCAGCAGTTCGACGGCCATCTCGCGGGCGTCCCTGATCCAGCCCTCCAGCAGGTCGATGCTGGCCAAGGCTTCCGAAAGCCGGAAGATGTTGACCGCCTTGATATTCTCGCGCTTGGCGCGCTCAACGGCGCCGTTGACCAGCGGGCAGATCGACTTGGCAGCGCACCAGCGGCAGTGGTCGCCAGTTGCCAGCGGTGCGTCCGGCCGCTGCGCGGTCTTGACGGCCATGATCAGCTCGGCCTCGAAGCGGCGCACACGGTCGAGGTCCGTCACCCAGCGCCGCACATGCGGCGGCTGCACGATGATCACCTCGACCGTCTCGACGCCCTCGAAGGCCCAGCGTGTCGCCTCGGTGCGAAGTGCGGCAGCCGTGTAGAAGAGTGCCTGCGGGTTCTCTTCAGCCTCGACAGGCACGCCGTCGCCAAACTTCCAGTCCAGCAGAATGCCGCGATTGCCAATCCGGCCAACAAGATCGGCGGAACCAAAAACACCAGGGAGAGCGTCGCCAAAGCCCACCACCTGCTCGACCGCGTATTCCAACTGTCCATCCGGGTCGATCTCATCCAGCACCGCCAGCGCGGGCAGCAGCTTGCGCTCCAGCCGGTCCTCCGTCAACTCGATGCCGTTGTACATCAGCCCAAGGAACTCCTCGGGCCTCTTGGTCGTCTCCAGAATGGTGGCGATGACGTTGTGCAGCAGCGTGCCCTCGTCGGCGTAGCTGCTGGACGGCTTGGGTGGCACCTGCTGCACAAGCGCGACGCTGCCGGGGCACGCGATGACGCGCTTGGCGGTCGAGCCGCCGACGATGTTAGAATGTTGGGCCATACTGTATTCTCCTGTTGTTTCGTCAGTCGTTACAGATTTCTTGTTGACCTGTCAAGCATTGTTTGATAGAGGATGGTCATGGTACGCGAAAGTGAAATTGAGAAGTACTTCGTCTGGACGGTGCAACGCATGGGCGGGACGGCCTACAAGTTCAAGTCGCCCAACCACCGCGGCGTGGCCGACCGCATCGCCTGTCTGCCGGACGGGTCCGTCCACTTCGTTGAGCTGAAGGCACCCGGCGGGCGGCCATCCCCGCTCCAGAAACTCTTCGCGGCCCGCATGAAGGAACTCAGGCAGAACTACACGATACTATGGTCAAAAACGGAGATAGACGAATGGCGGCATACTATAACGAGTTCGACCCCTACGCAGCCCAATGGCTGCGAAACCTGATCGACAGTAAACTGATAGCGGACGGTGACGTAGATGACAGATCAATTCGGGACGTGGCTCCGGGCGACCTCAAGGGTTACACGCAGTGCCACTTCTTCGCCGGTATCGGCGTCTGGTCCTACGCCCTCCGTCTCGCAGGATGGCCCGACGACCGGCCCGTCTGGACCGGCTCCTGCCCCTGCCAGCCCTTCAGCGCCGCCGGAAAAGGAGCCGGATTTGCCGATGAGCGCCACCTCTGGCCCGAGTTCCACCGGCTCATCAGCGAGTGCCGTCCTCCAGTCGTCTTTGGAGAGCAGGTTGCGAGTAAGGATGGCCTCGGCTGGCTCGACACTGTACAGTCTGACATGGAAGCATCGGGCTACGCCCTTGGGGCGGCTGATCTGTGCGCTGCGGGCGTCGGCGCTCCGCACATCCGCCAGCGCCTCTGGTTTGTTGGAGAAAGGCTGGACGACACCGCAGGCGCACGACACGACGGGGCGCTCGTTGGGGCAGAAGGAGAAGCACGGGACGAAGCACGGCTGCGCCTGTCTGGTGAGGGACGCGGATCTGGCGGGCTGGGTCACCACCACCACCAGGGACTGGAAGGACAGTGGCGCGGACATCAGGCCGAGGGAGGACGGCTCGGAGCGGTTCGACCAATTGCCGAGACAGGCGAACTTGGCGGGCTGGAACACGCCAGCAGCCTCGGACGGGAACGGGGGCAAGCGCCCACACCCGGACACGACGATGACGGGTCAGCACCCGGAGGGCAGGAAGGTGAACATGGGGCTGGCCTCGCAAGTCCACATCGGCTTCATCAAGACGGAGCCCGCCCGACTAACGGCCACTGGGGAGATGCTGACTGGCTCCACTGCCGGGATGGAAAGTGGCGGCCAGTTGAACCCGGCACATTCCCGCTGGCTCATGGGGCTCCCGCCCGCGTGGGACGCCTGCGCGCCTACGGCAATGCCATCGTCCCGCAAGCAGCGGCAGAAGTGATAGGAGCCTACCTTGACGCTCGCCCTTAGACCCTACCAGAACGACGCTGTGACGTTCCTCTACGAGCGTGACCGCGCCATGATCCTGGCCCCGGTGGGCGCGGGCAAGACCGCCATCACGCTCACCGCCATGCAAGAGTTCATGGTCAACGGCGTGGTCAATCGGTGGCTGGTCGTCGCCCCCAAGCGGGTCTGCACCGACGTGTGGCCGGTCGAAGCCCCCAAGTGGGCGCCGGACCTGACCATCGCCGTGGCGGTCGGCAACGCCACCAAACGCCGCGCCGCCTTCGCCTCAGACGCCGCGGTGGTCGTGGTCAACTACGACGTTCTCGACGTCGTGGGCGAGGACTTCGCGCGGTTTGACGGCATCGTGTTCGACGAACTGACCCGGCTCAAGAACCCGTCCGGCAAGCGGTTCAAGGCACTGCACAAGCACCTAGGGCGCTTCAACGTGCGGATCGGCCTCACCGGATCGTTCACGTCAAACGGGCTGGAGGACGTGTTCGGGCAGTGCTTCGTGATCGACCAGACGCTGCTGGGCCGCACCAAGGGGGCGTTCCTGCAGCAGTACTTCGTCTGCATCAACCGCGACTTTGGTGACTGGGCTCCGCGCCGCGGTGCGCTGGAGCAGGTGATGACCCGCATCCGCCCGGCGACGTTCGTGCTGGAGCCTGGCGTCTACAAGGACAAGCTGCCGCCGTGCCATGTCGTCGAGATGCGCTGCGACCTGCCCGACCGCAAGCCATACGAGAAGATGAAACGCGACTTCATGGTTGAGATGCAGGGCAAGGACATCACCGCCATGTCGGCGGCTGCGGTCACGACCAAGCTTCAGCAGATGGCCAGCGGTTGGGTCTACCATACGGTGGACTGGAACGGGCCGTACCGTCTGCCGGTCTGGTTCTCGACGCACCGCTTCGACCTGCTGGACGAGGTGCTGGAGGGCAACCAGCGGGCCAACACGCTGATCGTCTACAACTTCGTCGAGGAGTTGGCGGAACTGAAGCGCCGCTACCCCGGGCGGTTGTGGACGCTGGACGACGGCGCCGACGTGATCGAGCGCTGGAACGCGGGCAAGATCCCGCTGCTGGCGGTCCACCCCAAGTCGGCGGGCCACGGCCTCAACCTGCAACACGGCGGCCATCACCTGGTGTTCCTGTCGCTGCCGTGGTCGCTGGAACTCTACGAGCAGGTCGTCGGCCGTCTGCACCGCAGCGGGCAGGAGCGCGACGTGTGGGTCTACGTCCTGCTGACGCGGGACACTATCGACGAGCGCATCTGGGCGGCCCTTGCCGACAAGCGCGCCATATCGGACATCGCACTGGAGGAGTTGAAGGGATGAGTTGGAATTGGCACGATTTAAACGTGGTTCTGGCGATGCGTGACGAGCACCAGGTCAAAGCCATGCTGGATGAGGAGGTCGAGGTCCACAAGCGCCCGACCTACGCAGTGCGCATCCACCAGCGCTACACGACGCTGCGCGCGGTGCGCGAACGCAAGGAAATTCTCGCCGCACTCTCAGGAGACAAGCAATGAGCGAACTTTGTGAACACGAGACGTTCAGGGACATCTGTGGTACTTGCCATCGTGATGCGCAGATCACCCGCCTCACCGCAGAGATGGAACAGAACGCCATAGATTTTGAGGAATACAGGCGTGATGTGGAGAGGTTGCGGGCGGCGCTGTGTGTGTGTGAGCTGGAGCTGAATGCCTACTACCGAATGGAATATCCGGGCGACCATCCATACAGTTATGAGAAACTGACGCTGGCCATTGCGTCCAATCCAGCCACCGTTGCGCTGAAGGAGAACAACAATGATCAAGTCTGAACGGATACCTTATAAGGTCAAGATGAAGCTGCGTGCCGTTCTGCTGGACGGCGAAACGGATGAGGCTGTAGCCATCGCCGCCGCTATCAATACGTGGCCGGGGATGGAGTGCCGTCCGACATTCACGCCGTCGCGGATCATCCTGCCGCTGACACAGGAGCCAAGCACATGAGAAACAAATATGCCGGATGCTGTGCTGATTGCCGAGATTATGTCGCGGTCGGTGGGGGATACTTTGAACGCCGTTCTGGCCGCTTCGTGGTGCGCTGCATGGCTTGCGTAGTGAAGACTAAAGAAGCTGCGGGTAAACCGCTGAGTGACGCGCAGTGGGAGTTTGTTCAACAACAGAAAGACGCACGCACATGACCACCACACCAGAGCAGATAGAGGCTGTTGCGCGGATCATAGCATATGAAACTGGCTACACATGGGGAAGCAGCGCCCTAGACCATGATGCTCTTCGCGAAGCAGCCATCGCCGTTATCGCCTTCATGCGCCCGTTCATCCGTGCCGAGGTGCTGGAGGAGGCGGCGGATGTCGTTGGAGAAGTTGGTGATTGCGCGGAAGTTGGCGCTTATATAGCTGCCATTAGAGCATTGAAGGAGAAGCCATGAGGCGTTTCCGCCACATGCCCATCCCGCAGCACGCGCACCCGCTGGTGCGGCGGCTGTACGCGGAGATGAACAGCCAGCGGATCGGCGTCACCGACATGGCCGAGCGGACGGGCATCGCACGAAACACGTTCAAGGGCTGGCGAACGCAGCACTGCCCGCGCGTCGCGGAACTGGAGGCATGCTATAACGTTCTTGGTATGGAATTGACTGTAAGGGCGGTGAGAGATGAATGACATTCTAGACGAACGCGCGAAAACCCACGGCGATTATTATCAAGTGTCTATGATGGCACAGGAACTGAAGGACGCCATGCGGCGCGGCAAGAACTGGAGGACGCTTGACGATCCCCAGCGCGAGACGCTGGAGTTGATCGCCACGAAGATCGGGCGCATCCTGTCAGGCAATCCGCACGAGTCCGATCACTGGCGGGACATCGCTGGCTACGCCACGCTGATCGAGCGGTGGCTTACCTCTTGCACCGCTTCCGATGATGATCCCACTCGCCGCCACGGCGGAGGCAATCCCGCCACGCCTGCTCCTGTTCGGGGGGCATCCGTTTGGCCAATAACGCCAGAAGAAGAGGAAGAACGGGCCGCGCAGCAGCCGTGACCAAGCCGATCCAGAAGGACGGCCGTTGGGCAACGAGAAAGCCACCAGCGCCAATGCCGATCAACAGCACGGCGATGGCGGCAATCTCAAGCCAGTTCACTTCTTGGCCCAGATAGACCAGCCAGCGGCGAATATAACTCCCAGTGCGCCGATGATCTCGTTCATGGCGGTAGAGTCAATAACTCCGGTGCCGACAACATAGCCGCCACCAGCTGCGAGAACGGCGCGAACAACGCCCCAGACCATTTCTTTTGTCATCACTTACTTCCTTTTGTTGTGCCGGGATATTTCTTCCACGGCAGTTGGTAGTGAGGGCCGTCCTGAAAAGTCTTCCAGTCACCGCCCCATTCGATAGGCACGTTTTCTGCTTTCGCAGCGGCCTTCATGGCTGCGGCGATCTTGTGATAGAGGGGCCAGTCGCCACGGTATTTCCCGCCAATGATGGCTCCGAGGTCGACGGCGTGGGAGTAGCCGTTCTTGGCGATGAGGTGGCGAGACTTCAGGGTCGTGGATGCTCCACTCGCCTTTAGAATCTTTTGCTCTTCGAGGGTGCGCGGGCCGCAGGTGATGATGAAAGTGAGGGTCTTGTCTTTCCAATCGCCAGCGCATCGATTGACCACACGCACCAGGTCGGGATGGACGCCCTTGAGCTTGGCGAAGGACGCGCTGTTGAGCTTCATTTGCGTAATGCCTCCTCGATGCTGTCAAGTTTCACCATGATGGCCCGCGTTGTCTCGCGGATCTCCTTGATCTCGCGGTCGTGGGCCGTGCGCGCAGTCTCGGTCTGCGCTTGCAGAACAGCAATGGCCGTCTCGTGCTGCTGCTGGTTCCGGTAGATGACCCACACGAACGCAGCCACAGGCATGATGACCCACTGCATGATCGCGTTCAACACCTTCAGTGTTTGGTCATCAAGCACGGCACGTCACCTCAACTTGTTGCCTTGCGCGTCATAGGAACGCCCGTAGGCGTCAGTGAGAAAAGCGTTGCGGTTCTCTTCAGTTTGCAGTCGAGCACCTGCCGTTCCGACTGGCGATTGAACTACGCGCCGCGCCGCGGTGCCTGCCGCGCGGATCGGCTTCGTAACCTTTTCGGCGCGCTGCTGAGACTTGACCGCCTTTTCCATGAGATCCGCCATCGTATCGGCGTTGAGCATGGCAAGCGCAATTTCCTTGCCCTTTTCTTTTCCCAAACGCCGCGAAACAATGTCGTACACATACTGCCCTATTGTCAGCGCGCGGTCCAGCAACTGAATTTTTCTGCCTGGTTCAGGAATAGACCCGAGATCAGGCGCTGCTTTAGAGCCCAATTGCGCCAACATCGCCGCCTGTTCTTCGCGGCCAAGTTGCGAAACAATATCGCCAACCTTGTCTAATTCAGTCGGCGTCAGAAGTTGCGACAGGTCTGCATACCGCGCGCCGCCGCCAACGGCGCGGCGCAGAGCGGCAGGACCTCTCTGGTCGGACAGGCTGTCGCGTACAGCGTTGGCGAAGTTGCGGGCGCGCAACGGCGCGTCTGCGGACATGGCCGAGGTCAACTTCTCGGTTGCGTATGCGCCCCACTCTTGCCGCGCCAGTGCCTTGCTGGCCTTGGCGTAGTTTTCGCGCGCGGTCTTGTAATCTGACACGTTATGTTCTAGCCAGTTTAAGAACTCGGTACGGGTATCACCAATAGCTTTTGCTTCCGATGCGCCTATACCAAACCGTTCCGGGTTGGTCAGCAGGTCATCCATAGCCTGTTTGACCCGATGCAAATTGCGCACGGTAAACTCTGCGGGTGCGCCAGCAACGCCTGCGGCAAGATTGAACGTTTCACCGCTTTCACGCGCCAGTTTGACGGCTCGGTTAAATGCCTTTCGTGTAGATGGGCGCTTGAGCAAATCAGTAAGCGCGGCATCTTCCTGCACGACCTGCGGAAACGCCTTGCCGTAGTCTGTTTTAGCTTGCGCATCGCGCGCCTTGTATGCCGCTTCGCGCTGCGCAGGCGTACCAGAGATGCTCTCAAGATCGCCCAGCATCGCTTGCTGCTGCGCGCGACTGCGAACAATCTCGGCTTCAGGTTGAATTTCGCGCGCCTGTTTTCCGACGGCCTGCACCTGCGGCGCAGGCACATCAACAGTTGCCTCCGCAAATGTCGGCGTAACGCCTAGATAGCGCGGCGAGGTCCGAGCAGCTTGCACAAGCGCAGGGCCTTGCCCCGCTGCCATCTCGTTCAGTACGCGCGTTTGCGCCGACGTAGCTAAACGGTTAACGCCCGCCGCCGCAAGACGGCCACCTGTTTCTACAGCCTTGCCCGCAACGTACCCAACAGGGTCCATTGCACGGCCGACTGTACCAAGTGCTTTTGATACGGTCGGCAGCTTCGTGGTTGCTGCGGCGCCGCCACTAAAGATTATCGACAGATCGGCAGCAGCGCCTACCGGGTCGGTGCGGATGGTGTCGAGCAGTTGGTTGACGCTGCCATAGCGGTCCTTGTAGATGCCGCCAATTGCATTGGCGACATCAACGGCCTGCTTGGCCACTTCGGGGTTTTCAACGCTCTTGATAGCTTCAAACGCGGCCGTTGGCAGCGCGGCCTCCGCTACGTTGCGGGCGCCACCATACGCCGCCAGACCCAGCCCTTTTGCTGTCTGGATAGGGTTAGTGATGGCCTCGTACATGCCGACCCCCATCTCGGCAGCACTGCTGGGGATGTTACCTACTGTCTCGCCAAGGTAACCCATAACTGTGCGTTCGGGCTGTTCTGCGGCCGCTTCAACACCAAACTTCTTGCGGATAGCGGCTTGTGTCGCCGGATTTGCCTGCGAATAGGCAGGGTCCGCAGCGACGCGCTTGTCAAAGATAGCGCGTTTTGTGGCAGGGTTGGCATTCACATAGTTGGGGTCTGCCAGTATAGCTTTGATGTCAGCCATTCCGTCAGTCCTGTAGTAGAGGGTTGCTAGTGTCTACTTCGCCGCCGCCAGCGCCGCCGCCAGCCGGGTAAAGTCTGTCTTTCATCGTTTCAAGCGCCATCATGGCCGCATCGTATTCGGCTTGATCTTGCGGCGTCCAAGCGCGGCCCGTAGACCCTACAGCGCTAGACACGCGGTCTTGCAGCGCGTCTATCTTGTCGCGGGCCGTTGCGGGGTCGTCCCCGTACTTTTGCATGAACGATGCAGCTTCCGTAGCAAGTTCGGGCTTGGTGTATGCGGCGCCAGTTTCAAGACGGAGTAGCGTAGCAACAATCTGCGTCATGCGGTAGTTTAGCTGCTCTCGATCTGCGTCCTGCGCAAAAGCCATGAAGTCTTCCCCCGCACCAAAAGGCACAAGCGAAAGCACAAATTCGTCCGCGCCTTGGCCAAATGCATCCGGGTTTTTATCAATGATTTCCGACACGCGTTTTGCATTTCTGACTGTATACCGCACAGATGCCGCCCGACGGCGCTCTTCCTGCGTCTGATCAGTTGTCCCTGCTTTAGCCTTTGGCCTGAATTCAGCCGGGGGCCGTTCCGTGCTGATCGGCGCCTCAACCGCCGGAGCGCCCGGTGCGGGCATCCGAGGCGTAACGACACCCAATGCGGGGATCAGTGTCGGCCCCGGCGCAGCAGCGGGAGCAGCGCCGCCAGTAACGTCAGCCGGAATAACCTGACGGGAACGCGGATTGGTCCAGAAGAACCCACCTTCGCCTTCCTTCAATTCCCATTCACCTTGACCCTGCGCGTCAAGAGCCGCTTTTTGACGGTCAAGGTTCAAACGGTCACGCGACAGGACATTTTGTTCGCGCTGGATACCCGTCGTTTCCGCCCGCTGAATTGCCGCAAGTGCCTCTTGCCCGGCCTGGCTGGCAGACAGCGAACCGATCAATGCGGCTTGTACTTCCTGCGGCGACTTGCCCGTCAGCGCGTCAATGTACTGTTGTATCTGAGGGCGAATTTCAGGCGGCACAAGATTGCCCGCGCCCGCGATGTCGCCAGTCTGAATGCCGTAGGTGTACGCCGGAAGCAACGCCTTCAGCGTTGCGGCTTCCTGCGCCGCTGCCTGCTCCTTCTGAGCCGTTTTGGCCTGCTCAGCCCGCGCCTGTTCGATCTTGTAGATGTTCTCCATGCCCGCCGTGCGCGTCTGCATCATGGCGTTCACGTCCGGCAACTGCGGGGCTGCCATCTGGTTGCCAGAGAGGATGATGTTCGGGTTGGTCCGCATGGGTTACCTGTCAGATCAAGCGCGTTGTGTCGGAGAAGCAAAGCCCATGGCGCTATTTGTAGGCGTGATGGACCTAAGATAGTTTTGGTACGGTTGCGCCGCCTGATACTGGCCGTAGGCTTCAGCACCTTGCGTAGCCAGTCCGCTGATGTTGCTCAACATGTTGTTGTATGCGTTGGCTCGCCCCATGGTGCCCGCCGCCCGGATGTCGCCCAGCGATGTCGTCAGACCACCGACGTTGGTCGCTGTCGAGCCGACGTTCGCCGCCTGGCCCGACGCTGCCGCCTGACCAAGCCCGATCCGGTACTCCAGCGGTTCCAACTTGGCGCGGCGCTCCGTCAAATACCGCTGGAAGGCGTTCTGGTATTCTTGGCTGGCTGCGTCCTGCCCGAACCGCGTGATGTCCTTGAGCGTGCCGCCCGACTGCAAGATCCCGCGGGAGGCCGCAGACCGCTCCAGAGCCTTGAGGCCTTCGGACATGCGGAACTGGTAGCCGGGATCGGCCTGGAACTGGTCCATGCCGAACGGCGTGTACTGCGACGCGGCGCCGTAGTCGGCCAGCGCGTTGACGCCGGTCTGGCGGAACGGCTCCTGTAGCCCGATCTGCCGCTCCAGCGCGCGTTCCTGCTGCGCAATGGTGGCCTTGGTAGCCTTCGCCTGCGACTTGGCGGCCGACTTGGCTGCCTTGGCCTGCTGGGAGCCACCAATAAGCGACGCCCCCGCGCCGACAATTGCCGATCCTGCAATCGCTGCTACTGGTCCCGGCATACTGGAAACTCCTTCAAATATTCGTGAAGCGTCTCGCCATAGAGGTGCATCACCGTCTTGGCCTGAGACATAGCAGTTGCGTGACCTTTCGTCAAAAGGACAACCAGCAGGACAAGGTCGTAGTAGCCCGCCCGCCAGACGAACGACCGGGCGTCGGCCTTGCTCTGCCGCTCGGCGTCGTCGGACGCCTGCCACTTGAGCACCATCTGCGCCAGAGCTGCCTGCAAGGCCACGGCGTTGGCCAGAAAGAAGGGGTTGGCGGGCATGGTGACCAGCGAGGCCCAGATGGCGCCGTTCAGGTCATCACGGCTGACAGGGTCGCCGTCAGCCACATCGTCCAGCATCTGGATCATGCGCCACACGTCCAGAAGCCACTCAACCGCTGCGGGGGGCAGGTCAAGCGTTTCGGCAAAGTGGTGGCGCAGATCGTCGCTCATCTACTGCGCGTCCAGCAGACGCTTGAGTTCGTCCGGCGTGCTGGCAGCGTCGAGAGCCGTCTGTAGGACCGCGTCGCGGTCGCGGATGGCCTGACGCTTGGCCTCGGCCGCAACGGCCTTGGCCGGGATGGTGGCCTCAATGTCGAGCGGCGCGAACTCGGCAGCCCTGACCGCACGACGCTTGTCGTGAGCGATGGCCTTGGCCTTGTCGAGGTTGATGCGGATCACGAGGTGTACTCCCAGGCGTCGCGGAACGTCCTGTCGGACGGGATGTCGTTGACGTGCACGATCTTGTACAGGACGCCCGCGGGCACGTCCTTGGCCGCAATCTGTTCCAGCGTCAGTCCGCTACCCGCAGCCGGGACGATGATGGCGACGCCGCCGCCATTACGAGGGTATATGATACGATGGTCCATTTCGCTCACCTGAATATTGCAACGCATCCGAAATCAATATCAACATTATCGCCGTTATTAGTCTGATTTAGAAGTTGTACGGCAGATGTTGAGTATGTACCCCCCTCAAGAATCTGGAATACACCGTTTGTGTTTGGGCTATCTGTACGACTGCCCGTGCAAACAGTAGCGTAATTGGTGTCCGTCATGGCTGTGGTAAAGTTTACCGTGTAGTTGCCGGTGCCATTGTCAGTGATGCTGCTGACGTTAACCGCTGCGCGGATAGCCACCGTGCCCGAGCCATTGAAGTTCACCCACGCCCGCGCCGCGTAGTATTTCGGGTTGCCGCCCGTCATGGTCATGCCGTTGGTCTGCTGGACCGTGTCGGGGAACGTGATGCCTGCGCCGCCGTCGATGGTGATGGTCATGGGTTAGCTCCAGTTGCCGCTGCTGGTCGCCGCTGCGCCGCCGAGTGCCCTGATCTTGAAGAAGGAGCCAATGCCGACAACGGCGGCCGCCGCTTGAGTAAGCGACACCTGCGGGATTAGCGTGCCGCCGACCGAGACGATTACGACACCGTGAACGCGGGCAAAAGCCGTCGTAGCCGTGCTTGATGTCGTGTCCGTAAGATTGGTGTTTGCGGCGGTGTTATACGTCGTTGTAACAGCGGTCGCCAACGTAACTGCGCCCGCCGTATTAGTGAATGCAGCTTTTCTTGCGAGTGCCCACCAATACTGCGTGAAGGTTGCCCCGCCGCCAAGAGCAAAACCAAAGGTGCCCGCCGTGCCGCTCATGCTGGACAGCGAGAACTGACACTCGAACTCGTAGGTGCCCGCCACCAGCGTGACCTGAGCGTTGGTAGTAATATCAAACAGGGGTTGCGCCGCCGTCTGGCTGGCAAGCGTGTGAGTTGCTTGCTGAACGGCGTACTGATCGACCAGCACCGCGCCGCGCTGGGATGTTGCGCCCGTCATGAAGAAGGCGGGGTTCTCGAACTCGAACGTGCCGGTCGTTGCGCTGCCGAGCGGGTCGCTGGTAAGGGTCAGTTGGGACA